CCAATGACGGAATGGTCGGTATCCAGCAAATGCAGCAAATGATGGGTCAGGTCATGTCACTTGGCCAGATGATACAAGGTCTGGCTGGTAATAAAGGTGGCGGTGGTGGTGCAGGTGGCTTTGGTGCTGGTTCTTCTCTATTATCTGGTGCCCAGCCAGGCCAGGCATATACACCTCCAGGTGCCAATACGGGTGCGGGTGGTGCTGGTTACGGTGGCGGTCTAGGTGATAATATTATATTTGCTACCGAGGCTCCACCAGATACACCTCTCTATACTATTATGGAAGGCTTGACTACACCAATGAAGTCAGCCGTCAATTCTCTTTCTCTATTATTGCAAGGATATGAGGCTAATGACGGTGTAGCCTTTATGACTGGTGATGTGGTTCATGAGGACACATATCTTAAGAACGCACAAGAATTACTAAGTCAGGTCACCTCACTAAGCGAGTTGATGTATGTTCTTAATCGTCTACAGTGGGACACCGATCTATTTGGACAGGACAAAATTGAGCCAGTAATTAATGAGATCGAGACCGCCTGGGGTGTAGCATTACAGAAAATCGATGTTAATGGTAATGTCGTTATTACTTATGGCTATGAAGATGCAAATGCCGAGATGGAATTTGCCAATACTATGACCAGTAATACCGGCTCTCCTGCTCTAGGCTTCTTCGATGGTAATAGCACGACCGACGTTTTCTATTCAGTGAACGCTACAGGTGCCAGCTTAGGCTTTATTGACCCAGCAACTACAGGTGCCTCTGGTATTCCATCTGGTGGTTCTAAAGGCGGAACAACCGATGCTGGTCAGGTTATCGGTCAGGCTCAAGGTCTATTAGGTCAGATTGAAGGTCTGGCACAGGGTATGAGCCAGAATATGTTTGGTGAAGCCGCTGGTACAATGAAAGAATTGTGGAAGCGTATGACACGAGAACAAGAAAACGATGCCAAGAAAATGCACGAGAAATTAAATACATCTGGTGACACTCAGAATATGTCACAGATTGTGGAAAAGACCGTTAAAGGTGGTAATCCAGTTGATAAGAGTCTATTGAAAAAGGATGATCTTGAAACTAATGGCGATGCTGTTGGTCAAGGTAATTTTACCGTAGGCACAATGTAAGAGGAACAAATGAGTAATACAGACGGTTCTAATATAGATGCTGGTGTTTCATTTAATGAAGAACCAAAGAAGCAATCACCTAAGAAGTGGAAGCAACCTCACAAGTCTGACGCTCGTAAAGCCAAGACCGCTGGTTCATATCCTGATTACTTCTCATGGAAGACTAGATCAGGTCATACGCTACAGTTAGATGATACCAAAGGCGGTGAGACTGTTACTCTACAGCACCGTTCTGGTACCGCTATTCAGATGGCACCAGACGGTTCTATGCATGTCACCGCACATAACGGTAAATATGAGATTACTTTTGGTGAGAATAGAGTTACCATATCTGGTGCTCAAGATATCACAGTCAAAGGTGATGCCTCATTCCGTGTATATGGCGATTATAACGTCACCTGCCAGAAGGATTATAACCTCACCGTATTAGGTAATTTTAATCTAACTGCCAGAAACCATAACAGACAAATTCTTGGTAATATTGATACACAGGCCCGTAACGAGAATAAAAAGCTAATGGGTTCATCCGCCAAGATCGCCCGTGGTGCTATTGCTTATGTCTCTAAAGGTTCATCCACATTTGCTTCACAGTCCGATCAGGTTCATATTGGTGGTGCGGCTGGTATTAATATGGCTGTTAATGAAGGTGATATTACCAGTAACATCGAAAAGGGTGGTTTCTATTCATCTACCAAAGACGGCTCGGTCAATGTGACTGCCGATGGTTCTGACGGTAATATTCGTATGAGAACCAAACAAGGTAAGATGGAGTTCAAATCAAAAGAAGATATGAACCACACCACAGAAAGCGGCAACTATAAAGTGACCGCTACTCAAGGTGATATTGGTCACGAGGCTGCCGCAGGTAATATTGAAATGTCAGCAACGGCAGGCGGTGTTAAAACTCGTGGACTTAATTATAGTGTAACCGCTACACAAAGCGCCGAGGTCACCACAGGCACCGATCTTGACCTTCGTTCTGGTGGTAGAGCAAGTCTCCACGGTGCCACAACCTCACACGTTACTGGTGCCACTGTTAATGTCAAAGGTGATAGTATTACTAACGTTGATGGACCTACGGCACTCAATCTTAATGGTGGCATTTCACAGGCTATGTCCGCTATTAGTCTACAGATACCATTTGACTTTGGTTCATTCACTGATCCAGAAGAAAAAACTGGTACATCTCGTGGTGTTCATGCACCAGATAGACCAGCAGGCAGAAGCGAAGCGGATAACTGGGCATAAATAATATAAATGCTAAAGGACTAAAATGGCACAGATTAACATCAGCAGACAGCCAGACTATTCTGATCTTGATTTGGATTTTCAAATCAATCCAATCACTGGTGATATTAACAAAAAGAAGGGAACGGATGCGGTCAAAAGATCCATCCGCAATCTTATCTTTACCAACTTTTACGAGAGACCATTTAAATCCAGCATAGGTTCGGATGTAACAAGATTGCTGTTCGATAACGTAGATGTTATGACAGCGGCACTTATTGAAGATGCCATTATTCGTCTAATAAATAATTTCGAGCCTAGAGCAAGACTAATCAAAGTTACAGTTACGGTCGATTATGATAACAATGGCTTTGGTGTAGAAGTCCAATATATCGTGGTCAACACAGAAACACCTGCTACCTTCAATCTATTCCTTGAGAGGATTCGTTAAAAGCAATGTCAAGAGCAAATACAACCCTCAGAGTTTCGGAGTTAGACTTTAACTCTATCAGAAACAATCTAAAGACCTATCTTAATAGCCAGTCAGAGTTCACCGACTATAACTTTGAGGGTTCTGGTCTTTCTGTTCTATTGGACATTTTGGCTTATAACACCTATTACAATTCATACTATCTGAATATGGTGGCTAACGAGGCATTCCTTGACACCGCACAGGTTCGTCAGAATATTCTATCACAGGCCAAGTTGATCAACTATGTGCCAACCTCTAAACATGCTGCCGCTGCCAAGGTGAATGTTCGCATTACACCAACATCAACGGAAAGCCAGACAATCGACTATATCACCATTGACAAGTATACCAGACTACTTGGTGCTGATATTGAAGGCACCAACTATCCATTCGTCACAGTCAATGCTAATACCGCACATAAGTCAAACGGTTCATACTATCTACCAAATGTCCGTATCATTCAAGGTGAGGTAATCACCCAGCAGTTTTCTATGTCTGCTAATAATAAGACCGCTCGTTTCGAATTACCATCAGCCAATATCGATACACATACTCTAACCGTCACGGTGCAGGAATCATCAGCTAACTCATATACAGAAGAATATATTCTTTCTACTGATATCACCGAGGTTACAGCCAATAGCCGTATCTACTTTGTGGAAGAAAACGAGAACCTAAACTATACCATTCAGTTTGGTGACAATGTTCTTGGTTATCGTCCAAAGGTCGGTAATATCGTTATTGCCACTTATGTTGATACACAAGGCACAGATGGTAATGCCGTATCTAAGTTTAACTTTATCGAACCAATCGCCTCAGCTTTTACTGGTAATGTTAGAGTTACCACTGTAGAGAGTTCATCAGGTGGTTCAGATAAGGAAGATATTGACCGTATCAGACTAAGAGCCCCACAGTATTATACAGCCCAGAACCGCTGCGTTACAGTCCGTGATTATGAAACACTAATCACTAAAGACTATCCAAATATTGACGCCGTTTCTATCTGGGGTGGTGAGGAGAACGACCCACCAGTTTACGGAAAAGTTTATATCTCTCTTAAGACTAAAGGTTATTATACACTAACAAACCTTGAAAAAGAGAATATCAAGAATAATCTGGTCGCTGAAAGAAACGTCATCACGGTTACACCAGTAATCGTTGACCCAGAATATATCTTCGTGACTGTTCGTGGTAAGGTCTATTACAACCCATCATTGACCACTAAGGCATCAACGGAAATATTGAATCTCGTTAAGCAGGCCGCCTATGACTATGCGGATGCCGAGTTGAATACCTATCGTTCAACCTTTAAGAAGTCAAAGTTACAGTCATATATTGAAAAGGCCGACTCATCAATTACTGGTTCTGATCTTAGAATTTATCTACAGAGCCGTCAGAAGATCGATAAGGCTCAGCAAAGAAAGTATTATTACGACTTTAAGACCACTATTGAAAGAGGTACATTTACCGATAAGCTATACTCTTTCCCACAGATTACCGTTCTAGATAGCAGCCTTATCTCTCGTAACGTATTCTATGAAGAAGTACCAA